ATAAAATAAAAGAAACCCAAACCTAAAAGGCTGAGTCTCTTTGTTTTTCTCTTTCTTGGTACTCGGTTGTATATCGATACGTACCACGCGCCACATCTCGTCCCTCTATAACAACAGGAACTTCAACAACCAAATCACCACCAAGCATCGGAATTGTTCCGTCACCAGATGATCCAAATGAGTTATTAAATACTTGATTTGATACACTACTTGTCATAGCCTGTTTGCTATTTGACATATTTCCATACACACCACTCATGACAGTCTTTAATCCTGCTAATTGACTCACAGAGCTAGCCATCATACGGCTCATGTCACCCATTAATTGATTTATTTCGCCTGGCATAGCAAATTGTTCTCGTGGCATGGCTGCTACGATGCCTGCACCGATATCTCCAAGTGTCTTCTTATTAAGGGGAAGCACCGCTTCTCGTCCCGCTTCTCCTGCACCTTGAAGTTGTCCACCATTCATTCCGAAAATAGTTGGACGAGTAAAAATACCACCTTTTGCATTCCATTTCACGCCAATTCCTGACGGATAAGTAATGTCTTTACCTAAAACATTTTTTGTACTAGTTTCTAAGCTAAAGTGTGGCATTGGTGGCATTTCAGGTTTGGGGATTTTTAATTTTAAATCACTAAAGAATCCCTTAATCTTCCCAATAAATTCTTCTACCTTACCCACCGCCTCTTTGATTGGATCAATGATATTACGTTTAGCCGCATCGAATTTTTCTTGTGCTGCATTCTTCACGGAATCAAATTTTTCTTTCGCTGAATTATATAGATCAGTAAATTTTTGTTTGGCTTGATTATACGTTTCAGTTACTGGATTAATTACGTATTGCTTCACTAAATTCCAAGCTGTAAGTGTATAAGATTTTATCGTTTCCCAATTACTTAATATCCAATTGGCTAAATCTCCAAGTTTTTGCTTGGTTGTATTCCACAACTCTTGGACAGGTTGAATAACGTACTGTTTTACCAAACTCCACGCTGCTGATGTATATGATTTTATTGTCTCCCATTGTGAATTTAGCCATGAAACTAAATCACTGAACTTTTCTTTTACTAAGTTCCAAGTGTCTACGACTGGTTGAATGATATATTGCTTAAATAATCCCCAGGCTACTTGTGCCACAGCTTTTGCAATTTCCCATTGTGTACCAAGCCAATTAACCATTTCACTGATTGTTGTACTCACCCAATTGTAAGCCTCTTGAATTGGTTGAATAATATATTGGCAGATTGCCGCCCATGCAATTTGTACTCCGGCTTGAATAAGTAGCCATCCAGCTTCTAAAACGGTAGAAACCGCTGAAATAATTGGATCTAAAACAATAAGAATCGTGTTCCAAGTTTCTTGCCAAGCTTGTACGAGTGTTCCCCACAGTTCAGAAGCTGTTGTAACTAAAGAAGTCCACCAAGAGGAAGCTGTTTCAACAATTCCAGACCACAAGCTACTAAAGAATTCGCCTATCGGATCAAAGAAACTATGCATCATTTCTGTGAATGAAGCCCAAGCTCCTGAGAAAAATTCAACAATTGAATTCCATGTACTACTACATATCTCTCCTATTCCTGTCCATAAATCACTAAAAAACTGACCTATTGGATCAAAGAATGAATGCATTGTTTCTAAAAATGAATTCCACGCTTCACTAGATGATTGAACGATACCGTCCCAAAGTCCTATCAAATATTCTTTAATAGAATTCCAGGTTTCTATTGTCCAATTTTTGATATCTTCCCAGTTTTTATAAATAGCAAAACCTAAAGCGACTATGGCTGCTATGATAATTGGAACTATGGCGACAATCCCAGCCGCTACTAATGCTGAAACTTCTAAAAAACTCATGACTGTTATAACTATCGGTGCAAGTGCCATGATTGCACCCGATATTATACCAATCGCGGTTGCTACAGCCGCTAATGTCGCTGCCAATTCAGGATTATTAGAAACCCATTCAGCGAATTTAGAAATAACATCTGCTACAACCTCAAGTAGCGGCTGAAGAGCAACTTGTAAATCTTGCATAGCTTGTTGGAATTTCACAGCTGGACTTGCATCCATTTTCTTAATAGATTCATTTAATTTCTGCTGGTTCTTATCAAAATCAACTACTTTACTTTGGGCTCCAAGTATCGCGTATGTTATGTTGTCACCTTGATCTTCCCACATTGTGCCGAAAAGTTTGACACCTAACTCGTTTCGCTTCGTTTTATCTTCTACATTGGCTAAAGCTGCTGCAATCTCTGACATAGCGGCTGAGCCTTCTTTACCACCATTCGCTACAGATTGCCCCCATTTTTGCAATTGTTCAGCTGAAATATTAGTACCTTCTAACGTTTCTTTCATAGCTTTATCGACACCTTGGCCAAATTCTGCCGCTTTAATACGCCCTTCTTTCAATCCATCTAAAAGATTATCGATATTCCATGTTCCTGTTTCAACCCCAGCTTCCATTATTGCTTGGACTTCTTCAGCACTGTATCCAGCTCGTGTTAGCTGCCCACCATATTCAGCGATAATATCTAATTGTTCAGGCGGAAAGCCTATTCCAAGTAAAGCGTTTGTCATACCAAGAGCGCCTTCTTGTGATATACCTAATTCATTACCTATTTCATTAACCTCTTGAATTAATTCAGTAAAATCTAATCCTGAATAGGATTGCGCAATTGTTGCTGCACCTTTAACGATGGATGCATTCGCTTCATCACTTACATTCTTATTTAAGGCCCATTGCCTACGCACACCCTCCAAAGATGCTTCAGCATCAACTCCATAAGTAGTGACACTCCTAATAGCTTCTTCCACCGATTTTTTCGAGGAGTCAGGCACTTCGAAACTTATATCAATTTTTGTTTTCAGTTTAGACATATCAAGTGCTTTTTCGATTGTCCCAGCAATTCCGCCACCAGCTACCATTGCTCCAAGAACGTTTTCTAAGCCAATATCTAATTCTTGAAATTCTCTTTGCGTTCTTTGGGCTTCTTGTTGTAAGTCTCGTAATTCGTTTCGTACTTGTTGTATTGAATTACCGGCATCCACGGATCGTAGCGCTCGTTGTAATTTTTCAATATCCGCTTCAGTTCCTAATGCTTCACGACCAATAACCCCAATCGCTTGTTCTAATTGGCGACTTGTAGCTGTTCCACTTTTAATTGCATTCACAAGACGATTTCCTAATGCTCCTGCAAAATCATCAACGCTTTTTCCTGTAGCTCTAAATAATGTTTCTAATTGCCTTGTGGAACTCGCTACATTCTCTTGCTCAGCTTTCATGTTTCCTAATTTATTTTTAAGACCATTAAGTGACCCTTCTGTAAATTCAATTTCACGCCTGAATGCACGATATTGTTCTTCAGAAATTTTCCCGTTTTGAAATTGAGCTTGCACTTGTTGTTCCGCCGCCTTCAATTTATCTAGCTTTTGTGTGGTGTTTTCAATTTGCTGAGTCAATAATTTTTGTTTTTGAGAAAGTGCTTCTACATTACCAGGATCAAACTTTAATAATCGCTCAACATCCTTTAATTCTTTAGCCAAAGCATCGCTTTGTTTATTTACATCTTTTAAAGCATTTTGTAACGGTTGAGTATTTCCACCGATTTCTATCGTAATTCCTTTAATTCTTCCTGCCATTTTCTCACCTCATTTCTTAGAACGCATCGTAATCTTTTTGATTTGCTTTTCTAACTTTTTCTTTGTCTGGATTCTCCATTTCAGCGAATTCAGCAATGTAATCAAAACAATCACCAATTGTCATATCTTCTAAATCCCAACGCGTTAATTTCGCTTTATAACAAAGAGCAAGGAACAAATCAGTGGTTAATTCTTCATCACTGAATGTCCCTTGCTCTCCATTGTTTTCTTTTATTTTTTTTTTGCTCCCATAGTGACTTGAACTAGTTCCATTATTTCTGACATGATTTCTTCAATTGGGAATTCTTCAAATTCATCCAGCCACGTCATAGGATCAGGAATACTTGAATCAGCCGTTTTAGCGAATAACCAAGTCAAATCATAAACAAGCTCAAAGTCCACTTTACTTAAATCAAGATTAGATGTATCGATAGGTTGTTGTGATCCATCTGACGAAGTTAATGTACTAATTGCTCCTAACCCCATCATATCTGCAAATAAATTACGTCTGAATTGTGCTTTATATCGTTTAACTGTTGCCGCTGTACTTTTTAATCTGACTCGTTTTCCGTCTATTGTAATTGTCTTTTCCATCTACTTACGCTCCTTTTGGTAATGCAGGTACTTTTGTATATACTTTCTTGTACCAATTATCATAAATCGCTTGTTTTGATTTAGTAGTAGTTTTCGTTTTAACCATACGTTTTCCGTTAATATCAATAGGGCTTGATACAAATTTAAGTTCATTTGTGTTAGGTTCTGCTGAATTTGTTTTCGTTTTAGATGCAAGTGTCGGACGACTTGCTGAACAGTTAAACATAACATGGCGAGTCGCTCGTACATCACCATCAAATTCAAATAATAGTGCAAATGATTTTCCTTTCGCATCATCTAACTCATTTAACACGCCATCTTCCTCGTCTAATTCCTCACCTAATGCATCAACAGCAAATCGTTCCGGAATAGTCGCAATAGATAACGTTCCGTCATACCCTTGGTTGTTACTCGCTGCATAGTAAAGCATGTCATCCGCGTAGAATTCAATTAAATCCCCCCGTGGATCAAACGTTAATTCAACCGCACCTGGCAATGGAATTGGTGTACTAAATGTAACGACACCATCTTTAATATCAAAGAGTGCATAATGGACATTTTTCAAACCAAAGGCTACTTTGTTTTCATTCATTTACATCAACCTCGTTTCATAATTTTTTTGATACAACTTTTCAGATTCAATAAAAGTCCCATACGAATCATAAGGAATTTCATGATCGTCTAGGACTTGTTCAAGCTTGGCTTCTGCAACTAAATCTTTTTTAGTTGTATAAAGCTCTATATTTAAATCATTTATCTTGTGATAGACCTTGTTATCAGCCATTAAATTTGCTGATCCGTCCACAAGAAAACAAATATAAGGCGGTGCTGGAACTGGATTAGTTGGCGTTGCTGTGAAATGCGAATAAGCCACAGGATAACCTGTAGCTTCAAGAATTTTTGTTAATTCTCCTAATGTCATTGCCCGACCGCCCTTTCGATACGTCTTGGCAATTCGTCAATTACATACTCTTCAACTGGACGAATATGAACTTGTGCTAGAACTCGACCACCACCGACTTTCGCATGTCCCTTTTCTAAAAGATGTGTTAATTGTCCTTTGGTATTGTGGACGACAACGCTATTACCTTCTTTTTTCTTACGCCACCCTTTACGATAAGCACCTGTTTTTTTAGGGCCACTTTGTCTTAATTTACTTACAGCAAGATCGGCTACTTCTTCTTGTGCTGTCAACAATTCTTCTTCCACAACATGTGCATATCTTTGTAATTCTCTAGCAAGATCACTCGCAAAATCATTCATATCAAGTATGCTCCTTTGCGATAATAGTCAATGTTTGATACATTTCATCATCATTCATTGGCGGTTCGATAATGTCAAAGATACGACCTTTCATATTGATTCGCATTAATTCTGTAATGCCTTTTGTATAAGGAATTACAAACCGATAAATCCGAGTACCTTGTGAAGCTGAAGCCTCAATATACTCTGATCCTTTTACCGTTTTTATCATCGACCACGCTTTTTTAACTTCTTGCCAATTACCTGTTTCAACTTCTTGATTCAATTCATCTTTTATTACTTCAGGTTGTTCAATAATAATACGATTTCTAAAATCACCTGTATTTAGTGACTTTTTATACTGAAAAGGACGCATATTAATCACCGTCCAATTTAATTTCTTCTAATGCTTTATCAATGCCTAAACTATTAATCTGACTCAAAAAGTTCTTGTCAAAATACTCTAATGCATCGTTATAAACATAACGAGAGCGTTCAAAGACTAATTCTTTGAACTCCTCGTCATTATTTAAATCATAATTTCCGCACACTCTAAGTAATGCCTTGTTAGACGTAGAAAGGATGCGCTTTAGGTTATCATCTTCATCATCACCTAATCGCATTCTATCTTTGAATTGCTGTAATATTTCATTTGAAATTACTGTATCCATTCACATCACCCTTGAGTTGGTGGAGTTTTAGGGACGAAAGAAATCTTTAAATCATAAACAAGAGCTGCTTTATTATCTTTTGGTTTACCGTTAGCAAACTGTTTGATTGTATAAAGCGTAGCATCTTCAATTGCTAATGTTTGATCAAACTTTTTAAGCTTATATCCGCCAGCAATCGCTGCAAGATATTGTCCTTTTACAAAGAATAATGCTTTTCCAACTGGAACTTCTTCAGATTCAGCAGTTTGGATGTTATAAGGTAACGCCATTACCCATTGACCATTAGGAGTTTGAATTGTGTTACGTGCTTGTACACCGATTGCATCCACAGGATTTACAACCATCACAATTTTATTTAATACTTTACGAGATTTTCCTTTTCCATCAACAGATAAAGCTTTTACCACTTCGTAAAGTTCACCAGCAATTACTTCGCCATGTTCAGAAGGAGTAAATGTCAAAGTTCCAGATGATTTTTTATCAGTAACCGCGCCTGTAGTTGCATTTACATCTTTCATTAAACCTACAGGTTGATGCGCTACAACTCCACCACCATTTACAAAACCAAACTCTAAACCTACTGAATAAGATTCTACTAATAAAGTTCGAACATAACGTTCAACCCATTCCGGCCCAAGTTCTAACATATCGTTCGGAATAGCAGCAAATGCAGTTAATTTAAGTTGACCAATTTGTTCTTGTCTAAATGCCGCATTAATTTGTCCTTTGATTTCACCGAATAATTCGCCCCAAGCATACGCTTTTGTCGCATCAGAGTAAATGAACTTTGTAACTGCACCTAAATCTTGTAGACCTAAAGCATCAAGTAATGGATGTTCTTTAACTAAGTCTTCAAATACACGTTCTTGTGTAGTTACTGGAAGAATAGAACCGTCTTTAAAACCGCCATCTTGTACAACTGCATTAAAGAATTTTGTTTCTGCTGCTGTTAATACGTTTTGACCGCGTTGTTGAAGAATAGAACGATCTAACATTTCATCATTTACTTGGTTACGGACTGTGTTAATTACATCCGTTTGCATCGCATCAAAGAAACCTTCAAATGCTGCTGTTTGTTCTTGCTCTGTACTCTCTGCATTAGTTAAAGCATCCGTTAACTTTGTTTTCGCCTTATTGAATGCTTCAGATTTATTAAATTTAATCGTCATTATGTGTTTCCCCCATTTTTTATAATTTTATATTTTTATATTTTTATAAATTTATAAATTTAAAAGGAGCCCTTTAATCCCACTGTTTTTTACAGGTTTAGGATTCGGCTCCTTTGGTTGTTCTTCTATATTGTTTTGTAAATCATTCAGGATTTCGTTTTTTAACCCTGATAACGCTGCGTTTAAATCTTCTTTTGTAATCCCTTGGCCTTTGTTCATTGTTCCATTTCTAAAACCATCGATTACTTTCTGTGGAAGCATGGCAGAAGTGGCAGTTGAAGCTGTCATTTTAACCTGATTATCCATAAACATGATTTCATCCACAAAATTGTTTTCTAATGCTTGTTGTGGACCCATCCAAGTTTCTTCAGCCATCATATTAAGTAGTTCCTCTTCTGATTTCCCACTTTTAATGACATAGGCGTTTACAATCGCTCGATCTGTTGTTTTCAACATCTCAGCAGCCTTTTCCATATCACGATGATCTCCACCATTCCACATAGAGGCATTGTGAATCATAATTTGAGCTGTTGGAGAGATTCGAACTTTATCAGCACCCATCGCAATGAATGATGCTGCACTTGCCGCCAACCCAACAATTTGAGCTTCCACATGACCAGGATAATTTTTTAATGCTGTGTAAATCTCTGAACCTTCATTTACATAACCGCCAGGACTATTAATTGATACAACTAAGTCATCGCCATTTGCTTCATCAAGAGCTTTTGAAATCTTACCTGGGCTTGTAGCATCCATTTCAAACCAATCATAAATCCAAGCTTCATCATTAGAAATAATTGGCCCTTTAACGTCAATTTTCACCGTCATTTTGTTTCTCACCCCCTTCAGTTAAATGAGTTTCTGTATAGTTTTTGGTAATATAATGTTTGTTTAAATTCGGATCATTTGAAATATCATATCCTACTTCCAATCTAAGTTCATTACCTGTGAATGCACTAGAAGAAATGAGTTTATCGATACTTTCAGCAAGCTCAAATATACTCTGATAAGAAACGGATTTAATTTCAATTTTTTGACCTAAAAGATACTCTTCTTTTTCAAAAAATTTAACGTTTGCTTCATCTGAAATCTTTTTTAATAGTGGCTTCACTGTGAAAAGCATATAATTTTTCGTTTGCTTCTCTACATCGGCCATTTCGCCATATAACAAAGCAGTCGGAATACCAAAAGCCATAGCTACTTGATTTAGAAAGCCATTCGTTACTTTGTTTATTTCATCCACACTTTGACCAGAATTTACACCACCTGATGTTTCTGCGTATTTAAATCCTGGTTGTTGTGGAATAATAGCAATATCATTTTCTCCAACAGCTTTATACATGTCATCTATAAAATTTTGGAGTTTTGCTTGATGGTCTTTACTCTTTGCAGCAAGCATGTCCATATCAACTGTGGCACGAATTTGATTTTTACGTTTTTGAGAGCTTAATATCCTACCGAATAAATCACCATAATCAGCAAAAAGCCCATCAATAAGCGGTGATAACTTGTCATTACGATATCTTAAATGAATGACCTCACTTTGTTTAAAACTTCTCTTAAACTGATAATCTTTTACGATGACATTTGTAAAAGTATCTTCAAACACAGCGTACTCATTATGTTCAAAGTCATCAGCGATAAGTAGATCACCATCATCTGCTTGTATAATTAAAGCTTCATTATCATAAATAAGTTTGTAAATGAACTGTTCCCAAAAGGTACTTGCTGTCATATTCTTATTGGGCCTAACATTTAATCGGTAATAAAGCTCATCTTTTTCGAATTCTCCACCGTTTTTTACTCTGAATTCTGATTGACTAATTGTCCTTCCTAAAAATGATATACAGGTATCAATCGCTATTCGCTTCATGTGGACTCTATTTGCCTTTTCAATAAACATTTCCACATCAAACATAAATCCTAACTCACTATTTCTTTTAAATACCGCATCTAGCCATCCAATGATTATCACCCCCTTTATTAGAATTTAATACCATCTAGCATAAAATCAAATTCATCCACTAGAACGTTATCCGCTTGCCATAATGCATGGATAAAAGCTTGGAATCCATCAGTTTTTCGCTTGAATTCATCTTTTTTCAGATATTCTTTGTTACCGTCTTTTTTGATGTGGACGTAAACGTTGTTGGTGTACCAACGCATTAATGGATTATCTCCAAAAATAATACGATTGTTTGCAAATAACGTTTCGACCCTTGGTGCTAATAAAGAATGAATAGCTTTTGGATTACGAATGTATAACAATATGAAACCTTCAGCTTCAAGGGCTGATTTAACAAGATCAAGACGGAATGTATCAGCTACAATCGTATTAAACCCGTATAACTCACGCATTTTTACAAACCAATCAACAATGTGAGAGATATTAATGACTGGTTCATCTAGAATAGTAAGCAATCCTTGCTCTTCCCATTTTTTAATAGGTACTTTTAATTTCACTTTGTCCAAAAAGCCTTTTCTTACAAATGAATGTGATTTCCAAATGTAATCTTCACCATGTTTAAACAGTAATCCGACTGATGCAAAGTCCTTGATGCTGGCGAAGTCGAGGCCGCCCACAGCAGTTTTGTGTCTTAGATCTGGAACTTCTCTAAGCGTTACTCCATCTTCTTCATAACCAGTACGCATGATTTCTTCCCATGGAGCTACAGACTTAGTTAAATCCACTTCTGGTAAATTCATTCTTTTAGTCATGAAATTTTCTCTATTAGATGGATCATTCTCAAGGTTTTTATACTGACGCATAACTTTTTTAAACAAACCTCTAGCATATTGACTCATAGGCTTACTAAACATTGGATTTGCTTTTTCCCACATATCTGGATTATCTACTTCTTCAGGATTATCCAACTTACAAATGAAAGGAAATAATCTATCCTCTTTTTCTTTTCCTTTCAGAATATTCATAGCTCGCTCTTTCATTTTGTCGAGATACCCTTCACGAACAAATCCATCTGTGGTAATAAAAAATTCCCTAGAGTTAGGAACTTTACCTAAACCACTAGAGAATACTTCTACAACATCGCTATTTTCATACCTATGTATCTCATCATAAATTACACATCCATCTCTTAATGAGTCTTTACTTCCTGCATTCGATGTATGAAATTCAAAAGTCGAACGGGTAGCTTTATTTGTTATCAATTGTTTTGTTGATACAAACAGCTCGTCTAATATTTCATGTTTTTTATTCTTTTCATAAACATCTGTAAAAGAAGTCTTAGCTTGCCTTTCTGTATTAGCAACTACTGATACATTATAATGCTCAATACCATGCAATTCGCTAATAAAGAAGTGTGTCAATGCACTAATCAATCCGTTTTTACCAGCACCCCTTGCCATCATCCAAAAATGCTGATCAAAATAAACATCCTCATATTCATCAAACAAAAACACAAATGCTATTAAAAATTTTTGAAAGGAATTTAATTTAAAATGCCACTTTTCTATGAAAGTTACACATTTATGAATTAAATCCATATCGAAATGTAAATCATTACGGGTTAATATATCTTGCTTTAAATAATTAATAAGCATGATGCGTTCTTTATTTAATAATACGGTTCCTGTTTCATATAGTTCTATATATTCACTTATATACTTATGAACAATCATATTAAATCACTTGCCGAATACTTCTTAATTTCTTTTTTATTATTTCCCTCTGGCAACAAATCCGTTAATTGTTTAATGACCCTTTGATATGATTGATCACGGGTATTATATAACCGGGCAACAGGTCGTTCTCTTTCATACGGCTCTGTTTTATCAGATTGTGAGAACATTTCATAGTCACCATTCTCAGATATATCCATCCACATCTCATTCAATAAAACTCGTAATCTCGCTGCTTGAATAATTAACCCTTCTACCACTTTCAACTTACTAGGTGGGATGTCTTTAAATAGTCTTTTTAAACGATTTTTTTCTTTGTTAACTAGCACCTCACGCTCATCAATGTCCGCCATAATATCACCTCGATTCAATCATATTTTCATACTGGGTAGGGGTCCTATACGAAACAGCTCAAAAATCTGAAAAAACGACCCCCTCCTCCGGTGCCCCTTAGACGAAAAAAAGCCCAATTTTTGAACCGGGGGGTGTTATTACTGAATCATTTTTACCACTTTTCATCATGTTCCCATTTGTTTTGTTTCTTTTCATAAACTCTACCATGTTCTTTGTTATGGCAATTTACACAAACAGTTTCAAGATTATCTATTTCTAATGCAAGATCAGGATGATATTCCAGTTCTTTTATATGATGGACAACGAGTTGAATCTTCTTACGCTTCGCACTCTCGCTGTATTCATTCGTGTCTGTTTGTATTCGACCGTTGCGCTTACACTCTTGGCATTCATAGTTGTCACGTTTCTTTACTTGCTCGCGTATACTCTTCCACTCGCCACTATCATAGAACTTACGCTTCTGTTGTTTTGTTATATATTCTTTCATCATTCACCACTAAGAACTCATCCATAGTTTTATCTATCAAACTAACCATCGCTTCTCTTCCTTGCTTTGGTGTTGTATTTTCTTCCATCTCGTTATAGATTGGAATAACACTTCCTAATTTCTTTTTATCGATACATTCATTTACAAGATCTGGTCCCAACATCGAAATGAATGTACTGATTATAATGGCTTGTTCTGGTTTAGTTAGTATCGTTTGTTTCATTTATTCTCACTCCCTTGCTATCATTCACTGATATCTTGATAGCATCTGTTGTCTGTTCAACAATAGATTCAGCTAATACTTTCCCATCTAATAAAATACTAATTTTAGAATCCATCCTTCATCCCTCCAAAATAAAAAAATTTATTTAAATGCTCTTATTGTTAATTAGTTTCCTACGATTTAATTTGTAGGATTACCTTCTTTTTTGTCGAATCTATAACCTATAAGGAGGTGATCATATGAAGTTAAATCATGATTGTATTCGTTCTATTCTTTTGGAACTAGAAGAAAAGTTGAACCTAGGTCAACATATCCATCTTCATCAATTAAAAGAGTTTAAAACTTTTAACGAGTACGGTGAAAACGAGTCTGTATATGCAATTTTAAAACTTATAGAAGCCGGCTATTTAAATGGTGCTTATCAGTTTGATGGAGATGAAATTTATGCCCTAGGAATAGCATCAATTACTTTTTCAGGTCATGAATTCCTAGATACCATTAGAGACTCAAAAGTTTGGTCTAAAACAAAAACACTTACTCAAAAGTTAACTAGTGTCCCTATAAATGTACTATCAGCAGTAGCTGTGAAAGTTACAAAAGATTATATAGGATTATCTTAACTATGTTCACCACTCAAGTATCCACATTCACCTAAGAATTTTTGAAATTCTTCTAAAAACACCTTGTACTTATTTGGCGAATAATCATTACTCATAAAAGTCAGTTCAATTTTGAGCTGGCTTTCCATTTCATTATCCGTTGTTGGATTATCAATAGAATACCCCTTTACCCAAACAGCTGTATGGGTATCAATTTTCTCTGTAATAATCGGCGCATGATATGCCGTCATTTAAATCATCCTCCTCCAAAATAAAAAAGCACCCTAATGGATGCTTTTTTATAACAATCATTGTATTAAATTAACGGGAATTTTTTTATTTCTCCTAAGATAAAATTCTTCTAATTTTTTTTGATTTTGTGCATTAACCTTACTATCATCCTTAAAATAAGGATCATCAGCATTAGCTTTTACATCTATACGTTCTATTCCCTCACGTTGAGCATATTCTATTAGTCTATCAAAATAATAACTAGAAACCCCTTGGCCTCTCAAATTCTCATCATGAACATATAACAGCATTAAATTAATTGCATTACCCAAAAGCGGTATTCTCTTATAAAATTCCATAGTGAACAAAGCTTTCTTTTCTTTTTTGTCATAAAGGCGAAATTTTACACTTCCATCTTTACAACGGTATCCTTTTTCGTATTCATTAACAATTCCAGAATCATCGAACTTAAATTCAATATCTTCTTCTTGTTTTTTAAGCACTTCTGGCAAATTCCAACCTCTAATTATGGCTTCCATTTTCTTATCAATTACATGACTCACAATACCAAATTCCTCTCTATCACTTTTTAATTTCTTACTCCATAAACTTTCTTCAAATATATATTGTAACTTCAATTACGGTAAATGAAGTTTTTGTTCTTCTTACAATCACTTAAAGCCACTACATTCACCTACACCAGCAATATTAAGTAACTGGAAGAAGAGCAAAAGCTCTCCTTCATAACGGTATCATTCAATCACTACCACCTGCTGGTTTCGGATTTTAAGTGCCGTCATTACGAACCGTTTAGAAATTTAAGAATAACATAGCGAGTTGTGTTTTCCACCACTACTCACAATACAAATATATCACGTTGATTCCAAAACAACCGGCACATATACTGCCAAAAAACGGTCACGACTCTGCCACTTTTTCTTCCTTCAAATGTAGTGTAGTGCTTTCCAAGAAGGAAATAAAAAATCTCCATTGGAAATAGCACTACTTTTATACCGTAAACAGTTATTTTTTATCTTTTAAAACTCTTACCTTTTATTTAAAACTATAGTGAGTTCGGTGAAGTAGTAAAAGCTACTTCTGATAGAGTAGTATTTTGAATGTTTATAGATTCTAATATTTTAGTTGCTTCGGTGTGAATATCACTATTTAAACCAGAAAGTTCACCTAATCCGATGCATTCTTTTAGTATGGAGATGATTTTTTCTTTAGGTTGAACATGCTGTAATAGGAATTTAGCATGTTCAAATAGGAATTGTTGTTTTATTGCAATATACAAGTTATCATTCGAATCATCATTAGCTTTTTTATGTATTAAGCTCATACCTTCTTGATAATAATTTATCCCTTCTTTTAGAGATGTATCAAAATTAATATTTATATTTCTAAAATACCATAATCCCCATGTAGCCATTATATTTGCTTGAGAATCAGTATTTAAGGAATCTATGTCTTGTATACTCTCTAATATAAATTGTGCGTATTCAAAATTTTGTTGTTCTATGTACATACGCGCCGCTACATGTAAGTTCATGGAAAATGATTTATCACTATTTTCTATTGCAAAAGATTTAAAATGTTTAATAAAAATGCTTGTCGATTCATGTAAAAATATATGTGTTTCTTCATCATGAAGAGAGTAAAAATAAAAAGCACGCATGAAGCCCAAACGTGCTTCCCAACGTTTAAGACTATCTAATGAAGGTGATATACTATATGCTTTCATCGCAAAATTCATACATAACTGTGCGTTTGTTAAGCCAATTCCCTTAGAATCTTCATCATTTTTGCTATATGCAACCAGGGAGTACAGTGATGCTAATCTATCGTTAATTTCGTAAGTATTAGGGAATTTGTTATCTAACTGATTTAATCGATCAATTGCAGTTGAAAATTCATTTTTTTCACGTAAGGCATTAATTACTTGGTATTCAAATTCCAAATCAATCTCATCTGTAGGTTCTTCGGCCAATTTTATTACTTCATCAAAAAGTCCAGCCATAATATAATGTTGAGCCATAAGTTTTTTATTATTTTCAATACTACTAATGGCTTTTTGGACTACATTTTTTGTTAGGCTATGAATAGCTTTAGAATCTTCAATGTTTCTATATCTAACTGTTTTATGATTAATTGATGGAATTTTGTATCGGGCTAGTGTATCAAGTGTGTCAGACAAATGTGTAAATGGTTTTCTAATAAAAGTTGGTGGGAAACATCCTAAGTGTTGAGAAACAAGTACAAAAAAATCATCAGAATTAAACCCTTTTATAAAAAATGCATATTTTTCATCAGAGAGAAGATCCGATTTTAACATTTCAGAAGGAGAATTATTTTCATAGCCAACCCAGAAGAGACGATTTTCAAAAATTTCTTTTTTTGCTAACAACTTAAAAATAGGATCATTATTACCGCTATATCCAATAACAATCCATAAACTTTTCTGGTCAAGTTGGTCAAAAATGGGCTGTAACACTTTAGATTGTGCGTCTACCTCTTCTTCTGTATTACATAAAATAAACCCTGTATGCTGTCCATGTAAATGAATTACAGATTTATCAAATAGTAAATCTGTTCTAAATTCAGAAGAAGTGGTCATATCGTAAATAGCTGGAAACTCATTGACTAAGGAGCAAGCACGTTGAACTAAATTATCAAAATTAAGTGTTAAAATTCGATTTATATACCCATGTTTCAGTAGTTGTGCAATAGCTATATGTGTCCAGTTAATCTTTGCATCTTTTACAATTCGGGAGATTAAATTTCTACGCTCAGAAGGTGTAAGTTTCGACATGCAATTAGGATAGTCTTTTATTTTTGCACGTTTGAACTCACCAGGAAATTCTTTTTTTATAGCATCTACCATACCTTGTGCTGCAGGAATATTTGCTGTTACAGAACATCCAGCTCCAATTAATAAATTTACATTTATATTGTCTTCTTTTGCCTTTTTCAAAGCCGAAACAACATCTTCTAATTCACGATATATGTTAGCATTTTCCGCCGTTAAGTTGCCATCCGCCAAAGTATTCACTCCTTTAATTCTATATACAAATAATAGCAAATATTTGATAGCAAGTCTTTTATTTTTAATAATTCGGTTCCATATAAATCATACTCCCTTCAGTAATAATAAAATATGAATTACCCATATCTTATATTGTGTGTAACTGACCCTATCGCTGAATCCCTTGCTATCATTGATTTCATTTAACTTTCTCTTTTGAGTTACACAGTACGAAAATTATGGGTAACTGTATAGGGATACCACCAACATTTTGCAAAATAGCCTACGCTATGTGAAAAAATAAAATAAGCTGTCCATATGGACAGCTTATTTACATAATTATCGTTATTGGAAGTTGATTAATATCAGCATTGAAAGTAAAAATTACTACTATAAATCTGGAAATAATGTTTTATATTCTGGGTTTAAACGGAGGTCTTGAGTTTCCTTAGCATATTTTTTATAAAGCAGTTCTAAATGATCTAATGAAGTTCCGTAATGGTCTTTTAAATTGTATTGTTGAGCGCTAGCTTTTGAAAGAGTGGGAACAATTTGGAGTTTCCGTTGTCGCATTCTATCAGTCCAAGGACTATAAAAAAACTTTAAAACAAAAGCTGGATAAAAGTAACTAGAATAATTTAGTAAAGTCGAATGTCTTCCCGTTGTATAGTTTCCATGTATATGATTGTGGATGAACCTTCCAAAAAATACCCCTATTGGTTTATCAGAAAAAACGCCATGATATCGTTGTTTAACTAACGGAAGTCCATATCTTGGATTTTTATAACCATAATCAGGGTCATCTATCATCATTATCATTCTAATTAAATACATATTTTGTCCTAAAAGACTAAGCGATAAAAAAAAGTCATCCTTATTAAAACAGCAAAGAAACTCAGTGGTATTTAACACCATTTTCCAACCAGTAACTTCTTTTTCAATATCCATTACTTCCTGATCGGCTAATATTGCATCAAATTCTGGAACTTTTGAATCACGTACCTCCCAATTAGGAGCGAATTGATGACATATTTCAACGGACCGATCCGTTGAACCTCTATTAATTAAAATACCATGGTCGAATAATTTGATATGATGCATTAACCACCAAGGAAGTAAATATTCTTCATTATAAAAATGGGAGATTAAGGTTGTACGAATAGGGTTTCCTCCTTTCAAAAAAACATTTTCATTTTTGATTTTATTTTTTATTATTATATAATGTTAACTCTTAAATGTTCGTTATCTAAGTTTAATATTATATTAACAATTGTGTTGTAAGCAGTAACTTCCTAATAAAATAAGTTGCTTTAACTAGGTCCCCCACTCTAGTGTTTATTTTTTTATTACATTATTTAATCAGGTTTAAAAATTACAATTTGCTCATGAATGTATTGCTCTTTTTTATAAGAAAATAATGTATACCATATACATATTAAGTTAACATAACGTCTCATTATTGGTAACAAAAAAGTGGTCTCTTACCCTGCTAAGAAGACTTCCTTTTTTGTTCTACAGATTTATGCATTATTTTATACATCCCCATCCTCGTGCAGGTTTTCAGGATCTCGTTTGTTACTGGATTAACCGAAAACTGTATAATAAGTTGTATGCTCTTTGCATGTTTTCTTCAAAAATGCTGGCGTTACCCCTAGATTAAAAAAGAAAAAAGCAATGTTTAAATTTTAAACCTAGTCATTGCTTTATCCATCGCATCTTGATTTACACCTATATAACGTAACGTGACCTTCTCTGACGAGTGATTGAATATCTCCATGAGTAATGCTATGTTTTTCGTTTGCATGTACATATGATACCCGTACGTCTTTCTTAGTGTATGTGTTCCTATTTCATCTAACCCAAACTCCGCTGCGGCAATACTTAATATTTTATATGCCATGCTACGACCAATAGGACGATTCTTACCTTGTCTACTTTGTAATAAATACTCATTGTCTTCTCTTTCTTCAATAAACCATTTAAGTTCTTTTTTCAGTGCTACAGTAATTTGTATTCGTTTCTGTTTCCCTGTTTTCTTTTCCCTCATAGAAATATGACTACCTTTGACATCCCATACCTTCAATTTCAAAATATCGGATATTCTGAGACCCGTATTAATGCCCATAATGAAGAGAATGTAATTACGTAAGCTCTTTTCCTTAAAATACTCTTTTAGCTGTTGTATTTGCTCTGGATCACGTATTGGTTGAACGAAATTCATTATTTATTACCTCCCTTTTCTTCTGTCTCATAAACTTCTAATCCAAGTGCAAAAGCAAGTTTATAAAATGCTTTAGACTTCCAACGTCGATAAGTACGCTCTGACATCCCTATTTCGTTATAAACCATGTAATCACATACGTCCTCTTCTTCTAAATAACGTTTATAAATAATATCTCTTTGAATACTTCCTGCACGTCCGTTTCCTAATCGATTTAGAAATTGATCAATACGTAATGACATTCTTTCAAGCCACTCTTCTCGTTTGCTTTGTTGAATATTTGCTAATGCAATATCTTCTAACGGTTTACCAACTGCATGTGTAGGACCGTGCTCACGTATTTCATAAGAAGGAGTGACCTTCATTTCTTTACGCATCACCCCGAATTGTCTATGTATACGTACACTTTCCAACACGCCTTCTAATTCCTCTTGTGTTGCCGTTCTATCGATTTTTGGTAAGAAAGATAATTGTTTAGTCATGTAAGACCACTCCTTTTTATTTTTTAATTATTTTTGTCTTAAAGCTCCACGTCTCCGCTCATAACAAGGTCTATGCATCCCCATCAAATCCTCAATTTCACGAGTGCTAAATTTCTCTTTTCGCATTTTCTTTTCTTTCTTCTTTGCTTGTTTTGATTGCTTTTTCCACTCACGTAGCTGATCCTTTAACACCTTCATTTCCCCATCTCCCTTTTCAAAATAAAAAGGACACCTATTCCTAAAACAGCTTTAATTACTGTTCTAAAAATTGGTGTCCTCTAGTTTTCTAGCCGGACTATATTCTGTTTGCTTTCACTTTAAAAGAATTATTATTTTAACTGTTCTATTAAATTACTCTATTCATCGTTCCCTTCCAATTCCTCACTCTCTTCACGTATTTGTCCAATTAATGAAATTACAGAACCAACTGCTTGAACCCAACTTCCTATAATACCTATTAGCTTTCCTTCTTCATTTTCATTAGTTTCGTTTTTTACTTGAGTGTTTGTATCTTTCTCCACATCATTTACATTATCTTCTTTATTAGACTGGTCCTCATTTCTGATACTTTTTAATTCGTCAATACCTCCTACTGCCTGTAATGAATTCCCAATTGATTGTAATAAGTTCCCTATAATATTTAAGTATTCATCTTTATCGGATGTATCCTCAAATTCATCTGCTAATGCTGTAAGTCCACCCAAAGCCTGTGTCCAATTCCCGGCAATCACTAATTTAATTTGTGTTTCTTCTTTAAAATCGATAATCAATCCAGATATTACAGTGACATTACCAATTGATTGGATTTCATTACCGATTTTTTCAAGAGACACTTCTCCTTGACCATCAGCCTCTAAAGCATTTCCAACAGCCTGTAATACGTTTCCATAAATATTTAAATCCTTTCTTACATTACTGCTTATAAAATCAAAAGGCGTACTTCCAATAGCGGAAGTAATTGTTCCTATTGCTGCAGCCCATGCACCAAATATCTCTTTAAATTGATTCTCCATTTAAAACATATCCCAGCATTAAGTAATTAATATAATCCTATTCAATTACTCATCTCACTGTTAATAATTTTAAATGTCTCTTTGCCATCTCCTTTTTTATAATAATGTCTTATAAAAGTATTTTTTTAGGAATTATACGTATTTGTTAAACGTAATTCTATATTGCTTTTATACATTTTACTGAACCAACTTTATAAACTGACTACATCTTTGAACTTATTAAAATACTCAAGATTCATTATCCGCTCCACATAATGTAAAATGTTCAAAAAGCTCATATTGATCAGTGAAACATTCTAAACATTTTGGACAGATATACATTTGTATCACCACTTTCTTTTAAAATAAAACTTTTATTAAGTTTTATTCCCATATAACTCTTCCGATTCCGTTTATATTCTAACTGTGACTTTAAGTTACATACCACTTCTATACTATAACTACATCTAAAGTTTCATCCCTGATTGAAGCAGTTAGCTTTGCTAGCTGCTTTTTTGTTCTTATTTTCCTACTTATCACATACATTTTTAACGTGTTCATTTTGTTCACTGAGTTACCTCCTATCTTTAGAGCAACCTAAGTGGTTGCTCTTTTCGATTTCTCCTTCACTACAAAATGAAATTTTTGCATGTAAGGATACTTTTTTAATTACTTAAAACAAACCAATTTATATTTTATAAATACATATTTATACTTTTTTACTAGTGTACAAGCCGTATCTTTTAAAAGAATCACAACATAGAATACTATACAGGACAAGACTTTCAAAAACTTGTCTGAGTTAAACCTCAAAAAGGGGTGAACATAAATGCCTATCGTTAAGCCTTTTATAGCTGGGAGAAGATTTGTAAGTACAGCAGCAACTGGAACTGCCGCTGGAGCGGATTTAACTTTTGCTAACACAGACTTCACTGATGACACCGGTGCTGTAACAACATTCCCTGCTTCTTATGCTTATTTTACACTTTATATTAATGGCATTATTCAAACTAGTGATACTATTACTGGTGTGACTACTACAGCTGCTACTATTGTAGGAGGAGCCGTCCTAGATGGAGGTACTCCTATCGCAATTGAATTTACAATAACGTAAATTTAGTTTTCTTTTTAGAGGTTTCATTAAAAGAAACCTCTAATTTTTAAAAATGACATTAAGTTTAGTAGCAACTACATATACAGTGCATATACTAGTATAGAATGATAGGAATTTATACTCACTCTCGAAAAGAGCACTTATAGTGCTCTTTTTCAGCTTTTTATTATACAAAATGAAATTTTTATATTACTCTTCATCTAAAGCGGTAACAGTTAAATAATTACGAGCCTTCTTTCTACTGGCCACTCTCTTTTTATAAGCTGGCTTTTTATAAAAAAGTATTGTCTTAGGAAGTACACCAAAATGTTGAGCGCACTCCTGTACAGTTCCAATACATATTAGCGATTCACCCTTATAAATGGCGTACTCATTTAACTCCTTTATCCAACCCCCTTCGCTCTAAAATTTAAGATTATTTTCACTTCCACATAATATTTTAAATTCTGCTTATAATATAGCTGTAACTTAAAATTACATATCATTTACATGTAGGGCCTAATTTTCCTTTGTACAACAAGTAGTTAGTTAATTACGCTGACTGCTTTGTTGTACAAAATGAAGTTTTTGTACAAGTTTTTCACCATTTGATAAAATAAACATAATAATAGTTAATGAAAAGGCATTTATAATCATTCTCCTAAGGAGCACTTTAATTAGTGCTCCTTTCTACATATAAAATTTAGATATCAAATAGCGTTTTCATTTAAAACTTCTCACATTTAAACCGGACAAGCATATGTTATTGTATGGAAGCTTTCCATTCATAGCATTCTACCTTTCTTATTTGAGAGCACACTTATATGTGTGCTCTTTTTATTTAAGATAAAATAACGATTTTATACAAAACTACACATATATTAGAAACGTACATAGAATAATCATAATCCGCTCAGAATTAGTCGTTGAGCACCTTTTATGGTGCTCTTTATTTGTTACTAAATAAGGACTTTGCTAAAAAAATTAATAAAATTCAATATCTCGCTAATACTAAATACGTTACAATCTGCTTTTTACCCAGGTTGTATCACAAAAAGCAGTTAATACATCAAACTGTTCTTTGTTGTTCTTATTTTTTACATACAACATACATTGTTAGTAAGTTCGTTATGTTCACAGAATTAGTTACCTCCTATCTTTAGAGCACCGTAAACGAGTACTCTTTTTTATTTCCCTTTTGTTACAAAATAAGATTCAGGTTCCTTTTCACTCCCGTATAACATTTCCAATTACGTTTATACTATAACTGTAACTTCAAGTTACATATCTGTACTTGTAGGGCCTAATTTCCTTTGTACTACGAGTAAATCGCAAAGCAGTTAGTTCACTGAACTAGCTGTTTTGTATTTTAACCATTTCTGCAAGAATGAAATCTATATGTATAATTTCTAAAGTGAAATCCATACTATATTTAGGTCTTAACAACTAAAACCCTTATTTTAGACTAAGACCTAACAAACCGCTCCTCTCCCTTCCTTGGGACTAAGCAGTTAGCTTTTAGCTAGCTGTTTCTTAGTTTAAAGGTTAAATTTAAAAAATATGTTAATACTATAGTTGCACCAAGGTTCAAGATGAATTGCCATCGAATTCTTCTTATGCACGGGACAGTTAATGTAACTAACTGTCCTTTTTATTTTTTTAAATGTAATATCGTTTTTGTATAAAAACTGAACATTTATTAAGAACATACATAAAATATCATGTGGTATTCTTTTCAATATTAGTTTTGGTCATAGAGCGCCTTAAAAGCGCTCTTTTTATTTAAGTGTAAATTTCATTAATCTTATTGATTCCTTCGCATACATTAGTATCGTAAGGAATTTCACAGGTTTCTCTCGTCCATTTACCTTGAATTTCTTGCACACCTTGTGGGCTGAATCCGTTTATTACTGACGGATTCTTTTATTTATTCTTCATACAATAACTATTTTGTTAAAAATAAATTCACTATTTATTTTTAACTTCCATATACTTATACAGACTATAAAAAATCCACAATATAGTTCTCGGTCCGAGAGCACCACACTTTCTGATGGTGTTCTTTTTAATTAAATTAAGATTTTGTCAAAGAATTTCTTCACCTTTTAACTGGACAAGCATATGTTATTATATGGAAGGTCCCCCTTTCATATAAAACTACCTTTCTTGTCAAAGAGCATGCATGCGTGCTCTTTTTCGCTTGTTATGAACTAAGGATTTTGTTTTAATTTTATTGATTCCTTTGCATACAGTATTATCACAAGGAATTCCACAGGTTGCTCTGGTCCAGTTACCTTGAATTTCTTGCAAACCTTGCGAGAAGAATCCGTTTATAACAAACGGGTTCTTTTATTTATTCTTCATAAAAAACTGTTTTGTTCTGTTTTTGTATTTGAAACATATAGATAAAATGGTGGTAAGTAATTATCTTGATCATTCTGTACACCCCATTTAGGCACCTATACAAGGTACTCTTTTTTGATACATACAAAATAACGTTTTTAATTAATTACGAGAGCGGATTTTATTATTTTGTACAAGCACTCTATTCTTTTTTTAATAATATATATAGATGTCTCAAAGAAAGGAGAGAAACATAAGTATGGCTGATTATTTTTATAAAGATGGTAAAAAGTATTATAGAAAACAATCGTATTCTCACCATCAAAAAGATAACTGTTTTATCGAAACCCATACAATAACTGGTTCGAATACAGCTTTAAATTTCAGCGTACCAGCTAACACTACAAGAACTGCTTTTGAAGATTTCACCAATAACCACAATAAAACATTAATTGATCTTCGCATTCCCGGTACTTCTCAACCAATTGAAGTAACTATCCGAACAAGAAGTTCTCGTCTGCCGATTACTGTAACAATAGTTGCAGGTGAAACCAAGGTATTCCAAGTAGAGGATTTCCATAGCCTCACTCTCACAAATAATACTAATATCAATAGCAATATTGGTATATTCATTCAAAAAACATTTTGTATCTGCTGCAATAATCAGAATGATTCTCGTAACAAGTATTATAAAGAACAATCAAATTCTCACTATCAAAAAGATAACTGTTTCATCGAAACTCATACCGTAGCTGGTTCAAATACCACCCCAACTGAAAATTCACCTTTAAATATTATCGTACCTCCTGGCGCTTCAAGAAGAGTTTTTGAAGATTTCACCAATAACCACAATAAAACATTAATTCAAATATCTGTTCCCAGTGATGTCAGCTCGATTGAAGTAACTATTCGAACAAGAAGGTCCCCCACACCAATTATTGCCACTCTTGTCCCAGATGAAACAAGGGTATTTCAAGTAGAAGATTTCCAAAGTCTTACCCTCACAAATAATACTGAAATCCTTGATTTTATTGATATTTTGATCCAAAAAACTTTTTGCATCTGCTGCAATGATAAGAATGATTCATGCGATGAATATTACCGTGATTACGAATGTAATTGTTAGATTGACTCGCTAAAAGAATCCTTATAAAGGGTTCTTTTTCTTTTACCTTAGTATCATCTAATCATTCACATTTGTTCAATATATCATCTCTTAATAAAACCCGAATTTAATACCAGTTAATTGACTAACATTGAATTTTTTGGGATTTCATGATAATATTTACCTATAAAATCATTACCCTTATATAAGGAGCTATGAGCCTTTCCACTCATGGCTCTTTTTTATTACGATTTTCACTTCACATCTACACGTTTTTGACTAGCTTCTCGACTAAAACCGTCTGGGTATCTTGTTGCTAATTTAGATATATTCATTTGAGCGATATCTTCTAGGGTATATCCCATTTCGTGAGACATGATTGAAATATAGTACAAGGTGTCCCCTAGCTCTAAAGCAATTTTATGCGTATTCCCTTCTTCTTCTCCCGGACAATGAGCTGGATGAAATCCATGACCATGAAAGATAGCTTTTTTTACGATATCAGCAACCTCACCAGCTTCTCCCGTAAGCCATAATGCTGCATTTAAAACACGCCCACCGAAATCATTATTTGCATTCCATGTACGTAATGTTGCTTCCTGATATTGATCTAATTCACAGATTTGATTGATATTCATTACAGCTTGTCCTCCCTTTGATTCACTAACTAATTTAGTTGTTGCATCTACACCGTTTTCCATTGCTTTCATTTCCATCTACTCCGTTTAACTAATATTTTTCTTTGCTCTTTTTCTCCTAGCTGGTTTTGTAGCTGCTTTCTTTGGATCCCATCCATAAGTTGCTACTCTTGATCTAAATGTACTAGCACTAATTCCACTTTCTTCAGCTATCTTAGCCCAATTTTTTCTATCATTTAATTTACGAACAGGAAAAGTCGCAGCATCCTGTGGGTCCCATCCGCTATTGACTCTCCCATAAAACGTACTTGGAATAATTCCGTTTTCTTTTGCTACTTTTAATAACTTATTGAATTTCCCTTCACCAATATGCCAGTATGTTCTTGGTGGTATTGTTAATGCATCTTGTAATTCCCATCCGTATTTATAAACTCTCATGTAAAGCGTTCTTCTACTAATACCATTAGAATTAGCTATCCAATACTCTTTATTAGTTAACCAACGATTTAAGGTCATTCGTTTCCCCTCCTAATCTAGCGCTAAAAATTCAGCTCTAGTGCGATTCGAATATTTTATCGCAATCTTCCGAATAACTTCTCCATGCTCTTCTAACGTTGCATTCCAAGCTTCAGCTTCACTTCTAGCATCAAAACAATCCATCTTTTGTCGTTCTTCTTTGTCGTAGAAATGTACTTCATAGCTTGGATTCAAAAACTTTTCACTGGTACTTATCGCGTTATAGCTAAAACTACCTATAACATCATCAATTGTTAATTGCTTCATAATCGCATCCCCAGTTATTTGATTTTTTCTGTGATTGTAGTTGATACACGATCAACTTTTCCGCCTTGCCAAGTAATTACTTGTTCTCCGAATCCTGTTACTGGAGGATTCAGTGGCGTAACCTCACCATTCTTGACCACATAAATTTTATTACCAGTAACATCGATTTCAACTTTCGTAGGCTTCATACGACTGAAATCCCCCTTTTTCTAGTTAGCTAACTTTTTGTTGTTGATTCCTTTTTAATTCTTGTTTCATTGACTCGAATTTTATTAGCCATGCTTTCCAACGCTTATCATTTTCTGATTGTTGTTGCTTTGCTACTTCACAATTACAACCGTTTGTTTCAATTACACCTGGATAAGTTTCTTTACGAATAATTCCTGTACCATGACATAATGCACACATGTTTATCCCTCCTTATTAGAAACCTAAATTTGCAAGCCTTTGATCAGCTGTTGTGAATTTCAAAACCTTTGAATCACCTAATAAACGACTAACTGTTTTTGCATCATATTTATTAAAAAGTTGTTTTCCAGTAAAGTTTGTAGTGGTAAATGTACTCATTCCTTGTCTAGCGTTTGATACTGCATATAAAAGACGTTGAATGAAATCCGATGCCTGTCTATTCGAATCAGTTGACCCGCTTTCTGCACCAAGATCATCTAATACAACAAAATCAGCTTGTCCAATTAATTGAACAAAATATTGAAGAGTATATTTGCTGCTCTTATCATCGAAAGAATCCATAATCAACCTTGTTATTGCTTCTAATTCAACATATAAACAACTTTTCATAAGGTGGTAGTTTTCTTCTTCCTGACTGATATCCCAGAAATATTGATTTAATTCATGAAGCATACTGTATGCTAGGAAACTTTTTGCCGTCCCTTGATTTCCTGTAAATACAGCTTTTCTTGTTTCCCCATTCTTTAAATCTTTCAAGATTTCTTCTACAGCTTTCTTGTGATTGTTCGTTTCATCATCCCTGATTCTGTAATCTGATAATCTTGATAAGGGGATTTTTTTATTTGTAATAACACTAGCCTTTTCTAGCATGTTAAATTTCTGCAAACGATTAATCTTTTTATAATGAGCATTAGCCTGTTCTTCTAAAACTTTATTGTTTTGTTCAACTACACATCTAGGACAAACAACTTGTCCTTTGTATTCAATCATTTGAACTGGCTTAATGATTTTTTGTCCGCCTATTTCATAAGAGTGATTCATACATTGATCAGAATGGTAATTCACCTTCGATTCCAGGGATTCTACCAGCTTTTTCATTGATGTTGCCATTTCTATTCGCTCCTTTCTTACCTTTATTTTTAAACTCTACTTCTGCTGCATTAACATCAGCTAAAGTACGAATATTTTTATTAACCCACTGTTTTAAAATGCCCTCAGCATAATTCCATTTCTTCTGCTGTTTCAAAGCACGTTGCATAGCTGCTTGTACCAGTTCTTCGCTTGTATCGTTTACCCATTGCGAAATACTTTCGGCTACGAATGAATTTAAAATACCGAAGTTATTTTCGTAGAAAGAGAAGATACTACTACTTTGTATATTAGTATTTTGTTTATTAGTACTTAGTAGCATTGGATTTTCCACAAGTGGCTCGTCCACTCGTGGTTTTCCCACTGGTGGAATATCCACTAGTGGATATTCCTCTTGTGGCACTTCATATATAATCGTTTCCCATCTAATTATTTTTCCTTGTTCATCTTTAACAGGGAACCTTTTAACGTATCCATATTTTTTAAGTTCTTTCATTCCAGACTTTAAACTATCCAATTTATCTTTTGCATGAGTCGCAATTTCTTCCATATAGAAAACCCAATCATCTGGAAGAGTTAAAATATATGCCAAAATTCCTTTTGCCTTCCAAGTTAAACGTTTATCACGAAGCCCAGTGTTATTGATTGTTGTATAGTTCTTATTTTTATTAACCCTAAATGTTGCCATTAATTTACCTCCTCGTACAAACTGCCACATATGCTTGTCCACTTTTGATAATTCGTTGAATTTCATAATGCGGATAACCAATTTTGAAATACTCTTCAATCATTTGCTTTAATTCATCTTTGTTTTTTGCTAAACCCCAGAACTTATTAGGTAATAGCACTTGATATTCAACTAAATCCATGTACTATTTCCCTACTTTCCGTGGTATACTTACAACAACTTGTTTTTTGAAAAGGACCCACTGCCATGGGTCTTTTTGTTTTGCTCTACATCACTCCAAGCCCATTGTTTTACTGAGTCGTAAGTAATGTAAAGCGACCATGTACTGCATACGATAAACATTGCGAATACAACTAACGATGTTGTATCTTCCACTAAATCACTTCCTTTTGTGCTTCAAGCCATGCTTCCAAATCCTTTTGTAGAAAAAGTAGTTTACGCCCTTCTCTTATTACTGGAAACTTAGGATGATTTGCTAATTCATACATCCTACAAACCGCTATGTTTAAGAAAGCTGCTGCTTCCTTCACTCGCATTACCTTATTTGGTTGTGATTGTTGTTGGAATGAAGCTAAAGCTGCTTGAATTTCTTCGCGAACAACTTCGCGGATTGACTCTTTAATAATTTGATCTAATCCCATTTTGTTTTGCTCCTTTCTAATTTACTTAACCAACCATAACTTAACTATATGTTAAGTTATGGGCAAAAAATTTTAATTGCATCTAGCTTCACTTTAAAAAAATCAGCAATTTTTACAATTAAATCATAATAAGGTCGACGCTTCCCGTTTTCTATATACCAATAATAAACTTCAGTAATACCCACGGCTTCAGCTACTTCCCTACATGTATATCCCTGTTCTACACGTAGCTGTTTTAGAGTTTTCATAAACAACTCCTCTCTTCCGTTTTTGTTGTTAATTAAATAATAACTTAACCTAAAGTTAAGTTCAAGCGTTTCCTAAAACTTTTTTCAAAAAAATTACCTTTCCACTTAACTGATAGTTAATATATAATGACAGTGTGACACCATAATTGTAATTAAGAAAAAATAATTTCATATAAAATAAACTTGGGGTGTTTTTTATTATGTTTAGTCATGAGAGGTTGAAATCATTAATTGAAAAGAAGAGCATCACCCAACAACAGTTAGCTGATGCAATTGGTGTTAGTCATGTTTCTGTTTATAATTATGTCGAGGGAAAAAAAGCACCCGGTACACGTACACTTCAGAAGATAGCAAATTATTTAAAAGTAACAACAGATTATTTGTTATATCTATCTGATTCACCAGATTTAACAGCAGGCCAAGATTTACAGCTAACAAAAGAAGCACACGAAATTCTTCAAATCATTAATGACTTACCCGAAGAACAACGAAAAAAAGCATTAGAACAATTAGAGATGTTTGTGAACTACGAAAAATCTAAAGGAAATATGTAGTGTAAAAAGACTATCCAAAAAAGTTAGATAGTCTTTTTTACATTACTTTTTCTTTTTTGGGCTCACTCAAACAGATCGAAAATAATGTCTCTTTCGGGTCATCCTCTTCTTGCAAAAGTAATAACGCTTGTTTAATTAGATTAACTTCCCCTTCTTTGCTCTTCATCTTCTTCTATCTCCCTTTTTGTATTTTTGTATTTTTTTTACAAATATTTCTTTTTTCTTCTTTCAGCAAAAAAAGAAATTTCTCCTAAAACTACAAATGACATCGCCAATTAAGACGATGTCATTTGTAATATATATAAACTTTTATTATGTATTTTACCAACCGCCACCAGGGTCAACCATCATGTGTTGAACTGTAGGTTTTGAATCCTTTGTACTAGGTTTTTCTTTTATAGAATCAGTGTTAATGAATAATGTAGCAACTATTAATAGTGCAGGAATGATTGTAATAATTTTTTTCATTATTTCACCTCTTTCCGAAGACAATTATACCAATTATTCAAATTAAACCCAAGTGTATTTTTGGTAAATTCGAATAAAATATATTCCCTGATTTTTGGCACATCAAAAGAGAACGTTTCATTAACTCTTCTTTTTTAGTACCTTCATATGTTAAAGCTAAATATGCAGTCTGTATGTCTGTTAATCTTCCATTCTTCTCTTTTAATTGATTCAAGAGTTTTCTCGCTTCCATTTTGTTACCTTGTTTAATCCTTAAATATGCTAGTTCACCTGAATGAACAACATCTAAGCTATTAATTTCTTTATCATGATGAATCTTTAGAAATGATAATGTATGTTGCACCATTTTTCTTTTTTTCTCAATTCCATTAGTCCTACTATCTCCTATCACTTCTAGAGTCTTTTCCAAATAATATTTTGCCCTCTCATAATCATTCGCAGAAAAAATATACGATTCACCTAACTTTAAATATGCATTTACTTTTGGAAAAGAAAAAAAGTTATCCCATTCAAGATCATCTAATAGTTCCATACTAACATTCCTTGCTTCAATGACTTCACCACCCTGCAACGAAGTAACGGCAATAGCTTCTTTATATCGTAATTTATAACATTCTCGAATGTACCTATTACTTATTTTATTAATTTTTATTTCAAGAGATTTTAATCGCTCAATTAAAGAAGTAAAGTTACCCGATTGATATTGTGCTTGACATAATAAAATTTCAATTAGCACTTCCATCTCTGATGTTCTTATTGATTTACTTTCCAAGATTAATGCCTTATGGTACTGTGCGGCATCAATTTCACATATATATCGTTTATATATAATTCGATACACATTAGCGAATTCTCTATTTTCTGCTACCTTTGATTGTGATTCACTATTTATAATATTAATTAATAGATTAAACTTTCCTCTTAAAGCTAAATCTTCCATTGCCTCACGTAAATTTTCTGATTTTGGTTTCGTTATATATATATAATCTGTTAATAGATTTTCTTGAACCTGTATGCCTTTGTTTAATAGGATGACTGTTTTGGAAAGAAAGCCAAAACTCATGTCTGTATTACCTTTAAAGATTTTTGTAACAGTACTTGGCTTAACTCCCCAATAATTTGCTAGTTTATTTTTCCTTATTCCAGCTGCACATAACTCTTTTTCAATTTGATTTAGAGCTTTCCACATGTTTTGTCCCCCTTATTGGAACAAGACACACTTCCCTATCATGAAAACTCACCTTAATGATATATTACATCTAAAAGTTGTGTTATATTAGCCGTATATGTTACGCATAGTCGTAACTGAAAGGCTCATGGCAAATGTTTTCCCTACTACAATTAGGGCAAACGGTGTAAAAGTGTTCCCAGCACAATTACACACGCTATGGGTCTTTTTCGTTCCGTCAAATTATATTATTAAGAATATTCTATCACAAATAATCCAAACATCTATTCTCTCATATTCTGAAAATACTTGAGAAAGTTGAAGATATAAAGGTATACCTAGTTTCTTAGACACCCAAATAAATTATGCAATATTGCATGTGATAACCGATATAGATATTTCATTATTGTTTAACAACAAATGAAAGCCCTGCCCTATAACTGAAATTATTATTATATGGTAAAATATATCCATCGCTGATATGTCCAAACATGTAATTTTCATAGCAGCAAAATTACAACTAGACTTATACAACATGATTCAAAACAAATGAAGGAGTGTTTTAAGTGAAAGGACATATTCGAAAAAGAGGAAATAAGTATTGTATTGTTATTGATATCGGACCTGATCCAGAGACAGGAAAAAGAAGACAGAAATGGTTTTCTGGATATAAGACAAAAAAAGAAGCACAGGCTGATGTTGCGAAGAAGATTACAGAATTGAATGAAGGGACTTTTATAGAGCCGTCTAAGGTTACATTAAAGGAGTACCTAAATCATTGGCTAGAAATTAAAAGTATGAGTATAGAAAGGAGTACCTTTGTCGGCTATAGGGCATTTATCAACCAACATGTTATACCTACTATAGGAATGGTTGCACTCCATAAATTAAATGTCATGCACATTCAAAAATGCTATAAAACTGCAATGGATAAAGGTATTGCAAACAATTCTATTCTGCTTACGCATAGAATTTTAAAGAGCGCTTTAAATCTAGCTGTAAAACAAAATATTATTTCACAAAATCCTGCTGCTTTTGCTGAAATACCAAAAAAAGAAAGAACCTCTATCCAGACTTGGACAGAGGAAGAAGTAAAAAAGTTTCTTTTGCATTCACAAGAATCACGATATCACATTGGGTATCTACTTGCAATAACTACAGGTATGCGTATGGGAGAAGTTCTAGGCTTACGATGGCAGGACGTTGATTTTGAAAAACATACCGTTACAATAAATCAAACATCTGGCCATGACAATAAAATCAAAAAAACAGCAAAAACGAATTCGTCAAAGCGCACCATTCCTGTACCTAAAGAAACTATAGACTCCTTAAAAAGACATAAGATTACGATTAATAAAGAGAAATTAAGATTTGGTTCTGCGTATCAAGATTTTGATTTAATTAATTGTAATGAGTTTGGAATGATTATAAAAAAAGCTAATTTCAGAAAAAATTTCATTAGAGCGACACACAACGCAGGCATAAAAGAAATTAAATTCCATGATTTAAGACATACACATGCAACCATACTATTGAAACAAGGAGTTAATCCTAAAATTATCAGTGAAAGATTAGGTCATACAGATATTTCATTGACATTAAGTGTCTATTCTCATGTTTTACCGAATATGCAAGAAGAAGCTGTTAAAAACTTTAGAAAAAGCATTTTTGGATAACTTATGTTTGCAAAATGTTTGCATTCCATAAAAATAGGTCAAACAAACGTTGTTATATCAAGGTTTGTTTAACCTATCATCTTATATTCTTGGTA